GAAAAAGAAGAGGGAAGAACGAGAGGGAAAAAAAGGGTACAGCCTGTAAGTATGTAATAGGGTATGTAGAAGGCCATCTACTAAAATTGACATATGGCAGGCAAACCGTCTTCAAAACTAGACCGTCTTCAACGCATAACTGTTATACAGGGATGGCTCGCTGATGGTCTGACCACTCGTGAGATATTGCAGCTTGCAGCCGACCGTTGGGACTTAGCACAACGCACTGCATATGATGCCATCAACGCCGCAAGGCGGCAGATGTTTGAACAATTCACCATCGACAGACCAGATTTTCTAGCACAGCAACTTGAGCGGCTGGAAGTTCTAGCCAATAAATCGATTGAGCAGAATCAACCTTCTGCGGCACTTGGCTGTTTCAAAGAGATGCACGCTCTCCTAGGCCTCTATGCTGGCGGGAGTGGTAGGCTGCCTTGACGGGATCATAAGCACCTTCCCGGCCTTTCTAGATGTCAGGAGAGCACTTCCCTCTCCTGACATCGGCAGGTTAGCTGGCATCAGATCGAGGCGAAGAAGATATCACGACCAGCTTGAGTGATCTGGAGATAACCGCCTTTGTTGCCAACCCGCTCGATAACACCAGCCTTCTTAAGATTGGAAAGGCGGGGTGCATTTACCAGGCCAATCGCCGGGATTTGCTTGCCGATTCTGGCCGAATTTAGCAGATCAGCATCCTGAGTAGCGGCCATAACCGCTTCACATAATTCGCCGAAATAGGTACGTGTAGCTGCATTGAGTCGATTGAAATCAAGCGTTGTAGTGCCAATGATGCCAATGCCCGTAGGCCGCTTCTTGGTTTTGTGTATGGCAGTAAGCGGTTGCTGGATGATCATTTCGCTATCCGCATTAAGCAGATTCTTTGAGAATGTATCAAAATTGATATATCCTCTGGCAACCAGGACATCTGAGGCCTGTTGGGTGCCGATCCGCTTATTGGATGCATCGAAGATGTAGCCATTTGCTTTAACTGTGATACCCTCGGCAGTGAAGATCACTTGGACTTTCGATTGTGCGGCGATTTTGGTGAATTCTGCGAAGTTCATGATCTGAGAACGAAATGGTGGGGTTCGATCCCCATGAAGTAATTATATCATTTCAGATCGATCATGCACAATCATGCTGTAACATTTTGCAAAATGCCTATCAACATAATTGCGCAATCATGAGCTGTCATGATATAATAAAGGGACAAGCAACCAAATCAAATGGAAGCCACCACTCAATTCCCCAAGACCAGCAAGCTACTAGATGACACCTTCAGCTTCGCAGATGATGCACTGCCGAATGTGACAGGTTTCATTTCAGCGCTGGTGGGTATAGATTCCTGCTGGACTTACTTTGAGATCATGCGAATGCACGAAGCAATGACGCAGGCAGAAAAGCAGCTGACTATGGAGGTGCTGGCAGAACAGCATGAATCACCCGTAGCATGGCAGGAATTCTGGGAAGAATTCGAATCTGACGCTTTTGGCGATTGATCATTCAATGAGGGATAACAGTGCGGATGGCTTTAGCTAGGCGTGTCAACCCTCAACCAATCCAACCAATCCAAGAATCATGAGCAAAAAAGAACGGATCCTGACAGCTGCATTTGTCATTCTGATGCCTGTCGCCTTCCATTTGACCATCAGAGACACACTGGCAGGTATGACCAAAGCCGATTGTGAATCAGGAATTGTGGCAGCCTGCAAATCTTTGCGTTAGATATCGAGCATGCTGATATCATCGGTGCAATGCACGATGATGCACTGCTGCGCCTGCTCAACAAAATGCAAATCCTTATCACGCAGACCGGCTCGCATCAAGATTTCTTGCGTCGTGCCACCTTGGGTGGCAGCCTCTCTGAATCTATGGAGTTTTCTTTTTGAATCTGCAGATATTCTGATCATGTTCGATTTGGTTTCAATCGCTCGTGATATCGCCTGTCTAATCCACCAGTATGCATAAGTTGACATTTTGTAGCCGCTTTCTGGGTCGTATTTTTCGGCCGCTCGCTGAAGACCGACCACTCCTTCTTGTAAGATGTCTGCGAATGCGAGATGACCACCTGCAATGCGCCTCTGGTATTTCTTAGCTACGGCTATTACCAGTCTCAGATTACAGCAGACAAAATGTTCTCTAGCCCGTTGGCCGGATTTGATCTGTGCTGCAGTAGGATCAGGGTTCTTTAGCCATGCTTGGATCCTGCGACCGAGTTGGATTTCTTGCTCCTGGGTGAGTAATGGATATCTTATTGCAACTTTAATGAATTCTGAAACATCATCCATGATTTGAGCAAGCAGGTATTCAATCCACCAAAATAAAATAACCTACAACGTTAGAATCAGGAATCATTGTCCTAAGCCGATGGCTATTAAAAGAGACTCAAAAGGCAGATTTGCTGGCGGCAGTGGAGGCAAAGGGTCTACACCGAAAATCCCGGCGAAGAAAAGAGCACAACTAAAGCAAGAAATTAAGGCAGTGCAACGCATGGTGCCTAAAAAAGGCGAAATCGCTCCTGCTCTAGCTAAATCCGGCGATTCCCGCAGCACGATGAGGAACAGAGCAGCTCAAAGCTTCATAAAAGAACGCAAGCGTGTTCGTGCCTATGAAGCCAAAAAAGCCAATAAGTGAGCATACTCGCTGCATTCACTGCAGGTAATATTCTTAGCTGCGCCAACCACATAGAATCTCTTGATGCTGCAGAGTTGCTGACCCGCATTCGTGAGGATCTACATCCTGGCCAGCTTGATTTCGTTAATGATCAAACATCAAGCATTCTTGGCGTTAGCGCTGGTTATGGTGCAGGCAAGACCCGTGCCTTATGCGCTAAGGCCGTACACCTTGCTGTCGCTAATCAGGGCTTTATTGGCATCGTGATGGAGCCCACGGGTCCGCTCATTCGAGATATTTGGACGACTGATTTTGATGATTTCCTAGAGGCATACGACATTCCGTATACGTTCCGGGCATCTCCATTGCCTGAATACATGCTGCACCTTCCGGGTGGCGATACCAAGATCCTATGTCGTAGCTTTGAGAATTGGCAGCGCATTATCGGGATCAATGCCTCATGGGTGCTTACCGATGAAATAGACACAGTAACACCAGCAATTGCGAACAAGGCATTCCCCAAGATCCTTGGTCGCTTGCGTGCTGGTAATGTACGCCAATTTGCTGCTGCATCAACACCAGAGGGTTTTAGGTGGATGTGGCAAACATTCGCCAGTGAGGATGGTAAAGGCCGCAGTGATCGGCGGCTTATCCGAATGCGCACGCAGGATAACCCCCACTTGCCGCCGGACTTCATCGAACGTCTGCAAGCAAACTACGATCCGCAACTACTTAAGGCATACCTTGATGGTGAATTTGTTAACCTCACAACAGGCCAGGTATATGACCGCTTCGATCGCGCAAAGCATGTAGAAAGCATTGAAGCGCCATCATACCGCGAACCACTGCGTATTGGTGTTGACTTTAACGTAGGTAATATGTCTGCCGTGATTGCATACCGCAATGGCAAGACCCTACATGTATTTGATGAGATCAGCGGTGCGCATGATACTGATGCCTTAGCGCAAACAATCAAGGCACGCTATCCCGACCATCGTATTTACATGTACCCAGATGCAAGCGGCGGCAATCGTAGTACAAACGCAAGCCAAACCGATATTGCAATCCTTGAATCCTACGGCATGTCGAACCAATCACCACGCGCTAACCCGCCAGTGCGTGATCGTGTGGCAGCAATGCAAGCATTAATGGAAAATGGTAAAGGTGAGATCCGCTTGCACATTGACCACAGTTGCCGTAAATTAATCGAATGCCTGGAGCTTCAAAGCTACAGCGAAAAAGGCGAACCCGACAAAGATGGCGGTTATGACCACATGAACGATGCTATCGGCTACCTCGTATGGCGTGAGTTCAACCCATTGCACGCCGGGGCTGGCCGTGGTACTGGCGTTAGAGTGTACTAACGATCTGATACCACCATGGCACGCACCTACAAACGAGACGGCAATGGCCGGTTTGCTGGCGGCGGAGGAGGCGGCGGCGGTGGTGGCGGCAAGCGTCCTGCTGCTAAATCTGTATCACGTGGCGTCAACCGTCTGACCCGCGATAATGCAGGCAAGATCACCAGCGTCGGCGGTGAAGGCGCCACAGCACGCGGTGGACGGCTTAAGACCGCAGCAGGCAACAAGCGGGCGATGCAAACGGCGAAGGTGTCAGGCGGCAGACCGGCGGGCACGATGAAAGGCAAGATCAAGCGTGATCCTGGGGCGGCTGCTAAGGTTGGGCAGCAA